TGGCGGACAACAAGCTAGTTATCCTGCATTTCAGATAATATTTTCTCATGTAAACGATATGATATGGCTAAAAGATGCTCAAAATACTAATGATATTCAAATAAGTATTAAAAGTGATGCACAGTTTAGAGACCCATCAGCTTGGATGCATGTAGTATTTGCCATAGATACTACACAAAGCACAGCATCAAATAGAGCAAAACTTTATATTAATGGAGTTCAACAAACTGATTTAGCTGGAGAAAATGCTAGTGGCGGTGCTAGTGATGACCCTTTGTATCCAGATCAAAATCAAGATTTACAATTTAACAGTAATACAGAACATTTTATAAATAAATATGGAACTAACTATGAAGATATGTATATAGCAGAATATGTTTTTATTGATGGACAACAATTAGACGCAACATCATTTGGAGAATTTGATTCTGATTCAAACATTTGGAAACCGATTAATGTATCTGGTTTAACTTTTGGCACAAATGGATTTTATTTAGACTTTGAAAATGCAAGCAGTCTAGGAGCAGATGTATCAGGAAATGGAAATAATTTTACTGCAAATAATATAACAAGTGTAGATCAATCTACTGATACTTGCACAAATAATTTTGTAACATGGAATCCTTTAGATCAAGGAAGGACTTATACAGGAACTATTGATTTGAAAAATGGAAATTTAACTCAAGATAATTCCAATGATGCTTCACTAATATCAACAATAGGTTTAAATAAAGGTAAATGGTACATGGAATTTAAATGTGAAGATGCTGATAATACAAGAACTTTTGGAATTATAGATATTGCAGAATCAAATGGATATGTCGGTCATCCCTCAATAGCATCAGCAGTTTCATATGGTTACAAATCTTCTGATGGAACTTTATGGATAGGAACATCACAACAAGCATCTAGTGTTGGAACAACATCTGCTGGAGATATTGTTTCGATAGCCCTTGATTTAGATAGTTCAACAAAAACTATTAAATGGCAAAAAAACGGCTCTGATTTATCTGGAACTACACAATTAACTATAAGCCACAGCACATCAGATTATTATTTTGCAATATATTGTAGATGTGATGGTGGACAAATTATAAGTGCAAACTTTGGCTCTCCACCTTATTCGATCTCATCAGGAAATAGTGATGGTAATGGCTATGGAAACTTTGAATATTCTGTACCATCAGGATATTATGCACTCAATACTAAAAACTTAGCGGAGTATGGATAATGGCTTACACTACTATAGACGACCCAACAATTTATTTTAATACTATTCTTTATACAGGGAATGGTAGTTCACAATCTTTAACAGGAGTAGGATTTTCGCCTGATTGGGTCTGGACAAAAGTCCGAAATAAAAATGATAACCACACTATGTTTGACTCAGTTAGAACTGCAACTAAAATTTTAAAACCAAATTTAAGTAATGCAGAAGGTACAGTTGCACAATCATTAACTTCTTTTGATAGTGATGGCTTTTCTATAGGTAGTGATGGAGAAATTAATGAAAATACTAAAACTTATGTAGCATGGAATTGGAAAGCTGGTGGGTCTGCATCATCAAACTCTGATGGAAGCACAACCTCAACTGTTTCAGCAAACACTACTGCTGGATTTTCCATAGTTAGTTATACTGGTGCAGGTGCAACGACTTATGGACATGGTCTAGGTGCTACACCAAATCTTATAATAATTAAAAAAAGAACAAGTGATAGTGGAAATAATAATTGGTTTGTTTATCATGATAAAGTTATTACTGCTGGGGGATCTAATAAATCTTTTTTAACTTTAAATGAAACAGGTGCTTTAGCATCAAATGGATCAGCTACAACTTTTACATCAGTAAGTTCAACAACTTTTGGAGTTGGTACAGATGATATTATAAGTGAAAGTTCGCACACCTTTATAGCCTACTGCTTCGCTGATACAGGCAACAAATTTTTTAAGGCAGGAAGCTACACAGGAAATGGAAATTCTAACGGAGCATTTGTTTATACAGGATTCAAACCAGCTTGGGTTATGATAAAACCATCTTCATATGCAAATTCATGGTTAATATTAGATAATAAAAGAAACACATTTAATCCTACAAACAAAAGATTAGAAGCAGATGGAAATGGTCAAGAAAATAGTACTATAGATCATGCAGACTTTTTATCAAATGGTTTTAAAATTACAACAAGTAATGCTCATCCAAATAATAGTGGTGGCACACTAATTTACATAGCATTTGCAGAGTCTCCATTTGTAACAAGCACAGGAATACCAACAACAGCGAGGTAATTATGCAATTATCAAAACATTTTACTTTATCAGAGATGGAAAAATCTCAAACAGCAGTTAGAAAAGGTATTTCTAACAAAGCTGGATCAGGAGAAATAAAAAACTTAACTGATCTTTGTTATGAAGTATTAGAGCCTGTAAGAATTAAGTTTGATAAGCCTGTAATTATTACTTCAGGTTATAGAAGCCCTGAGTTATGTGAAGCAATAGGAAGTAAAGCAACATCACAACACGCAAAAGGACAAGCAGTTGATTTTGAAATAGCTGGTGTGTCTAATTTGCAAGTAGCTTTATGGATTCAAAATAATTGTGACTTTGATCAATTAATCTTAGAGTTTTGGAAAGAAGAAGATAATGACCCTAATAGTGGATGGGTACATTGTTCTTATGTAGATGGCTCTAATAGAAAACAAGTTTTGACTTACACAGGTAAGGAATATAAAAATGGACTACCTGATGCTAAATGGTCAGGTGGTAAATTAAGAAACTAGGAGAAGTTATGCTAACAAAAAAACAAAAGAAACTACCAATAGCTTTACAAAAAGCTATTATGAAAAAACAAAAAAAATCTAAAAAGAAAGCGAGGAAATAATGCCTTATCATTATGGACATGGAAAAGACAAGAAAAGAAAGAACAAGCCTAAGAAAAGTAAAATGGGTAAAAAGAAAAAAAGATAATGGTTAAAGTAGCATCTATAACAGGAATAATAAAAGGTTTAAAACCAAGACAACAAAAGACTATGAAAGCACACGCAAGACATCACTCACTAAAACATATGCGATCTATGGCAAGAGCCATGAAAAAAGGTGCTACTTTCCAATCTGCACATACTAAAGCTATGAGGAGTGTAGGTAAATGAGTGGATTTACAACAACATCAACATTGGCTGAGATGATTAATAAAAGACCAATGCGAAAGAGAAGAAGAAATGTCAAAAAAAAGAAAAAGAAGAAAAGTACCAAAAGATAAAGCAACTGATCTTCCAAAAAAATACCTGTCAGGATTAAAAGGTAGTAAAAGATCAGCTAGAGCAAGTCTTATTAAAACAATGTCATCTTTGTATAAATCAGGTGCTAGAATACCAGCTTCTTTATTTAAGATGAGGAGAAAGTAATGGCTGTAAGAAGACGACCACTATCTGCAAGAGTTATTTCAACACTTAGAGCAAAAGCTAAGACTAGAAAAAATATAACATTGGGTATGCTAAAGAAAGTATATCGTAGAGGTCAGGGTGCTTTTCTTTCATCAGGGTCAAGACCTCGTACATCTATGGCTAGCTGGAGTATGGGAAGGGTCAACTCTTTTTTGCGTGGAAGTAGAAAACATGATACAGACTTACGAAGAAAGAAAAAGAAATGAAAACTAATAAAGAAAAATTTGTAGAGATAGACGGTAAAATAAAATTAGTAAATCAGAAGATTGATCTAATTATTAAAAACCATTTACATCATATGAAGCAAGACATAGACAGAATTTTATATGGTCTAGGTGCTGTAGGAATATTAGTTTTAGGTCAATTACTTTACATACTCACTAAATAGTTGTATTACTGAACTTGTATGATTTACAAGTCTGTATTAATTATCAGCGATACCCACATACCCTATCATGTTCCAGAGTTAATGGACTTTCTCAAACTTTTAAAAAAAAAATATAAACCTGATAGAGTCATCCATATTGGAGACGAAGTAGATAAACACGCAATGTCATTTCACGATAGCGACCCTGATCTTCCTAGTGCTGGAGATGAATTAAAATTATCAATACCTGTCATACAAGAATTAGAAAAAATGTTTCCTAAGATGGATTTATTAGACTCTAATCATGGTAGCTTAATTTATAGACGAGCATTGAAGCATGGAATACCAAAAGCTTATTTAAGAGATTACAATGAATTTTTACAAGTTGGTAAGGGTTGGAAATGGCATGATGATTTAACAATAGATACACCTTTAGGTAAAGTTTATTTCTGTCATGGTAAAACAGCAGATGTTTTAAAATTAGCACAATCTATGGGTATGTCATGTGTTCAAGGTCATTATCATAGTTCTATGGGTGTAAGGTATTATGGAAACAGTTTAGGTCTATATTTTGGGCTACAGGTAGGTTGCAGTATAGATAGCAAAAGTTTAGCTTTTAGATACAACAAGGTACAGAAAGCTAGACCAATTATAGGCTGTTCAGTAATATATAATGGATTACCTATAATTGAGCCTTTTTTAAAAGATAAGAGTGGAAAATGGGTCGGAAAACTACTTTAAAGCCACTCAGAGCCACAGAGAGGGCAACTGATAAGCAAATAGGGGGTAAGCATTATAAACTACCTATATCTCCTTTAAAATTTATATTAGCCAACAAACTTAACTTTGTAGATGGTAATATTGTTAAATATGCAGTAAGAAATAAAAAGGGAGAAAGCCTAAAAGAAAAGTATGATAAAATTATACATTATGCAGAATTAGGAAAAGAATTATTAGGAGAATAATATGTGGCTAACATTACTTAAAAACCCTTTGACAAAAATGGTTGTAAATAAAGCAGTAGATCATTTTAAACATAAAGCAGAAAAAGTTAAAACTATAAGACAAGCAGAGATAGAAGCTTGTAAAGAAGTTGATGTTCAAAGAATTAAATCACAAGATAAGTCATACAAAGATGAACTTTTACTCGTTTGGATAATTGGAATGTTAAGTACAGGTTTTTTTGAAAGCACTAGAGACAACTTTGAGGAGTGGGTTAGAATCATAAATGATCTCCCTGATAGCGTATGGTATCTTGTAATCATCGTCTTCACAGCAACATTTTCTACTAAGATGACAGATAAAGTTTTAAACAGGAACAAAAAGAAGTAATATGATGAATGACCAACGATGCAGTAATCATAGAAGTAGAATTCCAGCTGGAAAGTGAGTACCAGCCATTCGGACATTTTGTTTGTTTAAGATTTATAGATCAAACACCACATCATACAAAGCTTAACAAATTAGTTAGAGATATGGGTCAGTACCCTGATGTGAAATTAATTGATTATGATTTTACTGTTAAGCCAATTACACACGAAACAGATATTACAGGATTAGAAGTTACTAAGCATTAAGCGACCCACCAAGTCTCCCTGATGGGTCTATCTTTATGTGTTAATTAACTTTTGCAAGGGAGCAATCTTGACATAAAGAATTTTGTTAAACATCTTGCTTACCAGCTAGTGTTAAATCTCTTTTAACTTCTGTTTGTCTTACAGATAAATAACGATCTAAATTGTTATACATAAGTTTTGCTTTTATTAATTCACTCTCAGCATGAGCATAGCTTTTAATTATTGTTTCATACTCAGGGTCAGTTCTAGCTTTGTGTTCAGCTTCTCCAACTGTTTTAGTATCAAGTTTGTATTTAAGAAATAATTTAGAGAACATAGCCTTCTTCCCTTCATCTAAGATAATAACTTTCTCAGCCCACTTAGACCACTCATTAGAAGCTTCTGTCATTTTTTTATAAGCTTCTCTACTATTTAAATTCATTGTTTCCATTTGCTATCCTGTAAAAAAATATATCTTAACGAAGTTGTTGTTGGGTCAAATTCTATTTTAGAGCAACCAACTAATAATAAAAAAACAATAACTGATATTACAGCTATAAAAAATTTATAAATCAATCTTGTATATTTACGATGTATTGGGTGTCCAAATATTATCATGGGTATTGAAGCATCTCATCAGCTTCTTCTTTTAATTCTTTTATTTTGTTTTCATACTTACTGATTACTTTCATCATTAGTTCATCAGATTCTTTTTTAGCATCTTCAACAGCTTGAACTTTATTTAGTTTTAATTCTTCTAACTCTAATCTTAATTGACCATTTAATTTTTGATGATCTTCATTGACACTTTTTTGTTGTTTGATTTCTAAATACAATGCTTGGATTTCTTCTAACTTAATTGCAAAATCTTTTTTAATATTATTTAGTTCTATGACTAAAGCTTTTATTTGTAAGTCTTTATTATCTTCTGTCATATTATTTTTTTTAGAGTGCTGGGAACTAGAGAGAGGAAGTTCCCAACACATAACCTAAAAGTATATGTTATGAAAATATTATACTTAAACTGCTTACGCATTAATTTCTCTCTATCATAAAAATTAAAAATTATCATAACAAATTATTTCTAACTGATTTGCTTTGATTTGAAAAACATTAAATATTCTATTGTAAATTGTATTAGATGTTAAAAAAGCTAGGTTTTATGCGATAAATAAAAGGGTTGTAATTCAACCTAAACTATGAACATAATAGGACATATGTTAAATATAAAAAAAACAAATAACCTAAAAGGAGTAAATATGAAACATATAACTAAAAAAAGATTAGAGAAAATTTTAATTTCTTTAATTAAAAAAATAGACACACAAGCATCTAACATCAGAGTAGTTGAGGAGTATCTTCCATCTCCAAATAATAGACACATCAATAAAATTATTGTTGATTATGTTTATGAAGATGAATTTAAAGACTTAAATGAATATGACAAAGAGTGGGTTTCATTTGGTGTTCAAAAAGATGGCAATATGTTCTACGATGTTGATGGAGTTCAGGGCAGACATTATTTTGGTAATCAAGATTATTCTGCTGATTTGCAAATCGCTTGGTCTTTTGTTCAACAAGAATTATACAAATTTGGTGTTCACTCTGAATCTTATTATGGACAAGATGGAATCCATGAAGTTATAGGAGATGGTACTTTTCTTAATCAAAAAGATTTAGAGGAAAATGTTTTTGATAGAAAGCCAAGTGAAGCTGTAAGCAAAGCTTACTCAGAAGCTTTTTACAGAGACTTTCCTGAATGTAGAAAGGAGAGAGCATAATGAAAACAATAACTATAACACTTAACAAAGAACAAGAGAGATTACTTATGAATAGAATAGTAAGATCAACTTGGAGATTAACTGATAAAGATATAACTCATTTAAAAAGAGATTATAAAAACCCTAGTGAGTGGACAAAAAAATGTGTTGCTTCAGCAAAAAAAAGTAAAGCAATTTTAGATGAAGAACATAATCAAATGGGAGTTGTAATAAATCAAATTAAAAAACAATTAGAGGAGAGAGCATAATGAAAAAAGAAAATATAGAAAATACATTAGTGTCTGATGAACATATTGAATGGTTTAATGCTAATGTTGATTATGGTGGACATGAGATGTGGGAAAGAAATGATGTTGCTTTCCAAAATGCACCTATTCATAAATTTGATGAACAATGTTGTATTTGTAATAAAGGTATGAATACACAAACAGGTAAAGGTTATATCACTAGAGGTTATACTAATCCACTTATGCTAGTTCATAAAAAAGACCACGACCATTTAGAAAAGAATTTGTCAGGTGCAGATATGGGCTGTTATTTTGTTGGGTCTGAATGTGGTAAGAAAATAAAAAAATCATTAAAAGATGCTGGTCTTAATTGGAAAGACTACATTTATTATTTTGATGGAAAGGAGAGAAGATAATGTTTTATAAAAACTTTCTAATACAGAAAAAAACTAAAGACGATTGTTTGGTTATGCCAAAAAAAGATGGCAAAGAAGTAGATCATTATTTTATTGTCAAAATACCAAACGAAGTTGCTCAACCATATGGTAGTGATTTTTTTTGGACAATAGATGAAGCAAAAGAAGAAATAGATACAGAAAAATTATGGAAAGAAAAAGTAAGAAGGGAGAGAGAAAATGCCTAAATTAATATACGCAATTAACACTAGAAATAAGTCATTTAATTTGCTAGAACAAGTTTATAAAGATTTTGGGGTGGTATTCCATCCCAATTCTACTGTTGTTTCAGTAGAGAACTTTATAAAGGAGAAAGCTAATGGAAAAAGCACT